GCATCTGCCCACTGTTGTGGTACGAAGGCCGGAAGCCGAAAGGCGCGCTAGTCGAAGACATAGCAAAGCTCCAATTCGGAAAAGGGGGTTACGAGAGGTCAAAAAGAGCCTCCCGACGCTGCCCAATCTCCAGATTGCCTTCACCGATTTGCAACTTGGACTTAGACGCCCTGGCCTGCTGCTCAAGGAAGTCGGCTGTATCAGTCAACTTTTCCTCTTCTCGCAGCGGCGCATCATGGTGAGCTTCGTGCATGTACTTCTCGTAAAGAGAAATAGGCAGCTTGAAGGCCAACATTTCATTCACGCCAATAAGTCCCGCCCAATCTCCGGTCTTCAGAGTGGCATATTCCCAGCCGGGAACATCTTCCGGCTTCACGGGCTCGTAGCCCAAACGGATGCGCATCTGAATTGAATCACGGGGATTGGTAGTCGTAAGCCAGCAGGTGTGCCAGCCAGGAATCGGAGGCAAGTCCGGTAGAGAGGACTGGAAAAATTGTTGACGGAACATTGCAACCCGCTCGTCATCCGAGATTTCGCGATTTTGGGTCACAGCGCGATCCTGCATCGCCCTGGTTTCGCGACCTTCACCAGCAGATTTCCTAAACCGTTCGTCAGCCATAACATCGCTCCTTTCAGCGATTGGGGGAAATATGGAATGTAAGACTTACAAAAGCAAGCATTTTAAGACCTGTTCTGCCGGTCATACTCTGCGTACCTCTGCACATATTTGTTCCTCAAAACGGGGTCATCCCAGACCCCCGCCTCAATCAAGGCCTGCTTACGCTCGGGCGAGATGTAGATTTCCCGGCGCGTTGTCGCAGGCGCATGCTCACGGCCAGAGCCCACGGCCGGGCCGCCACGGGGCTCACGCTTGGGCTCCCGACGGGGCGCCTCGCCCTCAAACCGCTCAGGAAGCCGCTTGGACGCCCTCCGGCGCAGCTCCTCCCAATACTCCTCAGTCTGGGGGTTGAAGCCCTCCTTGGCCAAGGATTGGTCAATGGCGATGACAATGGCACTGTCCTCGTCACGCCCTTGGGCGTCATACCAGGGGTTCTCCTTAATGAACTCCTGGGCATAGTGCATCGTCATTTCATTGATTTGCTGCGGCTGCGGCTTCTGGTTACCAAACTGCATCTTTTGGTAATTCAGCTGCTGGATCTTGGCCAAGGCCTGATCCCGGTAGCGCATGGCCTGGGTGACGTCCTCGCCATTGCCGGCGGCCACCGCCTTGGCAATCACGCGGTCAGCCATTTCGGCCTCCTGCGTTGCCTTGGCAATCGCCCCATCAAAGGCGCTCAGGTCTAGGCTGTGCGTCCGCTGCTCCTGGGCGGAAACGCGCCGCTCCAGGTCGTCATTCCTTTTGCGCAGGAAATCAAGCTCAAGCTTGTCCCGGCTGCGGGCCTCATCCCGACGCTGCTTGCGCTCAAGCTTTTCCTGCCGGCGCCGGTCCCGAATGAAGTCTTTTTCATCACCACCCTCGCCGTCGTCGTTGCTTAGGCGGGCGTCTTCATCTTGTTGCGAGGCGTCTTCAATAATGACCAACTCTTCTTGGCCGTCATCATTTTCCTTCAACACGTCAGACATGGTTCATCTCCTTTCAGATGAATGCTTTGATTGTCAGCGGATCACCTTCAATTTTGCCAATGATGTCCAGATCATTGAAGATCACGAACATGGCGCTGTCGTCCTTGGTCAGCGCAACTTCCCAGCGATCGCCGCCGTACTTAGGCACGCGCACGAAATCACCGGCATGGCACCACTCGCCCTCCGGCCACGTCTGCTGAGTGTCGCGGTTTTTGAACGCCAGGGGGCCAATTGAAACCACCTTGGCAACCTGCGTGTTCCACTTCTCGGTATCTTTGGTGTCGGTGGCCAGAATAATGCCACCCTTAGTGACTTTGCGCGGTGTGCGAATTTGGACCAGAACGCGGCTCCCGAAAGGCTGCACGCCGGCATTAACTGCCGGAAAAGCCTCCGCTAAAGCGTCCTCATAAGTCGTTGTCACTATTCTTCTCCTCATCTAGGATTTTCAAGAGTACTTCGATCGCAGACTCAAGGCCTGCGACCATTCCCACACGATACCCGTACTCAAAAGCATCGCGATGCTGGGGCCGCTTCAAGGCATCAACAGAAAATTGCTGCTGCGCCGCCTTGAGGCGGTTTAAGAGCTTCGTCTCAAAATTCACGCTTGGTTCTTTTCAACCTTCGGCTCGGGCGGCAAAGACTGCCCGTCAACTTTCTCGCCAGCAGCCAAGCGGTGCTTTTGCTTCACATAGGCGCTGTTCATAGAGACAGTGCCTTCCTTCGGCTTATCGGCCATGGTGATTTCCTTATCGCGTTCCTGGGTTGATCCCGGTGCCGGTGCTTACCGCCACCTTCTCGCCGGTGGCCATTTCGGCCGCCGCAAGCAACTTGGCGGTGTCATTATCCGCCGTGTTCATGCGCTCACGCGCGGCCACTTCAGCCGCGGTACGCTGGCTTTCAGCCATCTGCCGGAACTGCTCAGCTTGCAACTTCTCGGCACGCGCCTGCTGCTGATCCGTGAGTTTGGCTGCGTCATTCTGCCGCTGCAGCTGCAACTTCTGCTGATCAAGCTGGATCCGAGCCTGATCAACCTGAGCACGCTGCTGCAGGGCCTGCCCCTGCATTTGCGCATTGAGCTGCGCAATCTGCATGCTGCTGTCGGGCGGCATGGGCGGCTGCGGCCGGAATTGCTGCGCTGCCTGATCAATGAGAACCAGCTCTTGGCCAAACGTGCCAAGTTGCTGCTCAATGAATTGCTGGACCTGCAAAATCACCTGCGTCTGCTGCGCGGCCTGCTCTGGGATCAGGTTTTGCTTCTGCGCCTGATCCACAGCCTCATGCGCCTCAGACAGGTAGTAATTCAACAGGTGGTCGCGCAGGTGAATGGCCATCGGGAACATCAACGTCTTCATAATCACCGGATTGCCACCAAACAGGGGCGACTTCAAAAACGCCAAATGCGTCATGATGTGCGCAAGATGATCCTGTTGCGGCAAGACGTAGATTGGGCTGCCCATGGTCGCGGCGACATTCTCGCTGACCGGGTCCATGTTCTCGTTTTTCTGCTCAGGCATCAAAACTTCGTCTGCAGGTACCTTCAAGGTGCGGAGAAACATTTCCTCCACCGCCCTGACATTGTACAGCTGCGGGGCGACAGAAGCGCGCTGCATAAGAGCCTGGGTTTGAGCAAACCTCTGGGCCTCAGAGAAAATAGAAGGATTGCTGACCGGCACCACATCAAGCGGCCCATCAAAATCAGCAGGGCTAATTTCAATGCCTGACTCTTGGGCCTCAACATCTTCTTCTGTCAGATAGGCGCTGTTGAGGCGGTGCAAAATCTTGAAGCACTTCGCCATGGAATTGTGAAGGCGAGAGTGAATGCTTGAGAAGACCACCATGCCCTGCTCAATCAGAGCCATGGTCGTGCCAACAGGCTGGTTAGCATTCTGATCGCTCAGCTTCTCAAAGCTGGTCTGCACGACGCCCTTGCCGGCTTCCACCAAAAAGCCAAGCAGCTGATACAGCACCGGGCTCGGGGGGTTGAATGGCATCGGCATGGCCAGCTTGCGCACGTCATCAATAAGCGCGCCGCCTTCCATTTCCACCACCTCGGTGGGCTGGAGATTGATTGTCTGGCCGCCAGGGCCTCCCTTGAGCTTCAGGAGGGTCGGCATGTTCTGGATGTGCGCACTGTCCAGCAACGCACGCAAGGCGCCTGTGGCCGCGCCAGAAAGGCCGCCAATCATGTGCGTCAAGCCAATTGGATAAGCACCACGCCAAGGCACAAACGGAAACTCGACAATCCAGTCGAGCTCCTTGCGCTGGTCGTCATCTGCGTCCCAGTTGCGATAAAGGGAGAGTGCCTTGCCGCTCGACTTGTCGATGCTGAGAATGTAGGGGCTCATGCCCTCGTCAAAATCAAGGTAGGTGTAGATTTCAAAGATGGTGCGCAGGCCATCTTCATTGTAGCTCGTGGTCTTGCGGCCCTCGATCTTGTCGTTGGCGATTGACGCCTTGCTGAACTCTGGATCATCGGGGTAGCCAAGATCCACATCAATATACATGCCGGCCCTTACGCGCCGCTCATATTCCATCTTGGTGATGTACTGAACGTGCGTCTTGCGCTCGGCCGTGTAGAAATTGGTGGCAGCAAACGGCAGATAGACGTCATCAATCGGCACAAATTCAGATTGCGGCCGGCGATGCTGCTGGTTCCACATGAACTTCATGTACTGGCCGCCGCCCAAGGGCAGCTGCGTGCTTAATTGCTCCAACTCGCTGCGGAACTCTGGCATCTGCTCAGTGGTCTGCCAATTCATGAAGGTGGCCTTGCGGTCAGCCTTTTCCACCTTCTCTTTGCTGGACTCGCCGTAAATTTTGCTTTTCACCGGCCCATTTGGCGGGAAAATTTCCTTCATGAAGCGGGCGCTGAAGTCTACGCACGCCTCCACCAGCATGGGATGCACGACTTTATTGGCGCCGGTAAACTGCGCGCCGCCGGGCGCGTCATCGCCCAGGCCAGTGCGACGCAGGCCCTCTTCGTAAAGCTTGTCGCGCTTTTCGCGGGCCTCTTTGTCGCGGTCAACCTTTTCGAGGAGGTCGTTTACTGCTTCCTTGAGAAGACCTGGGTCAACTTCTTCAACGATGTTTTCAAAGTGCTCCAGGCTGCGCTTATTTTGCTCTTCATTTTCAAGGCGAATGATTGCGCCGCCATCTTCAGTGTCCTCTACGTTTGAGTTTTCGGGGATGAACTCAACGACTTCACCTTCTTGGGCTTCATCATTTTCAGTAAGCATTCCAGACATGACTTAGAAAGCCCTCCGACGGTCTATTGCGGGGTACATTATCCCAGGAGATTGAACCATAGCACCAGAAGATATTCCCCGCATAAATTCGCTGGCGATCGTATCAACTTCCCTGGGATCATAGGGGCGCGCCATGCCCTCATCGCCCACCTCGCCGCCCTCGGCATAGCGGTGGTGCAATTCCTCCAGAGACTTTTTGCCTTCCACCATGCCGCCGTGCTTCATAAGCCTCGGGGCATTGGTAGCCAAGTTACCCCAGTTGCGGGCAAGATATTGGTCAAGCGTCTGGTTATTGGCTGCAGCATCTTGCTGGATCTGGGCCCAATTCCAAGGTGCATATGGCGGCGCGCCAGTCAGCTGCTCACTATATCTCTGGTTGAGGGCCACCAAACCTTGCTCAATGCCCTGATCTGCGCCGCCATCTGCCGTGGCGCCCATGCCGGTATCACCGCCACCAATAGCGCCAGGATCACCGCCGCCAACATCGCCGCCAAGGCCCACATTTCCGCTGACGCTTGGGGAGCCCAAAGAAACAACGCTCGGCGAAACACCAAGGGCTTGGCTCACCTGCGACCCAATCATGCCGCCAAGCATCCCAAGGCCAGGAACGCCCGTGGCAAGCCCAGCAATGCCCAGGCCAAGCCCCACCGGGTCAATTGATACTGCCGGCGTCTGCTGGCCAATCTCGTTAACATTCACGCCGACTGTGACGCCAGGAGGCGAAAAGGCAGATTGCGCGGCGTAACCAAGAGCTGGCCCCAGCCCAATAGTCCCTCGGCCTAATGCGCCAAAAGCTTCCCCAATACCGGGCGCCGCACTGAAGCCGGTGGGCGCAACACCGCCAGTATCGGCAATACCAAAACCAAGGCCCGCTTGCTGCGCAGCCACGGCCGTGTTCATGTTGGCTGCTGCTTGGGTTGCTTCAGGGTCTTGCATAGACATGCTTGGAGCCATGCCGCTTATGCCAGCGATGCCACTCTCACTGGCGCCCACATCACTCGCGCTTGGGCCCGTTTCTCCGGTAGACCCAGCACCCGCTCCTGTAGGCCCAGCGCCTTGTCCAACATTGCCGCCTACAGCATCCTGCGTGGCAGCCTCAGACATTGCGGCATCCTGGCTGGTGGCACCTTCATTGCCTTCACCGTCGCCATTGCCGTTGCCATTGCCGTCGCCATTGCCGTCGCCATTGCCGTCGCCGCCGTTGCCATCACCACCACCACCGTCGCCGTCACCACCGCCACCACCGCCGCCGTCACCGCCGCCGCCGTCACCGCCGCCATCGTCAAATGCCGGGACGCCATAGCGCGTCATGCGGCCGGATCCGCCGCGCGCCTTCAGCAGCGCAGCCTCCTCCGGCGTGATGTAGGCCAGCTCATGCCCCTGGCCCTGGATGGTCGCCGCCTTGGGCGCACGCACAGTAGGGGCGCCGGCATACTTGCGATCAAGCTCAGCAAGGCCGCCCTCGGCATAACGGCGCGTGATGTCAATCAGATCATCGCCAAACATGACGTAGTTGCGGGTATTTGACCCACCAGCCCTGCTGCCGGCGTCAAAGTAGCGCAAGCCAGGAATGCCGATTTCGCGCAATTCTGCAGCAATCTCAGGCGTCCGCAAATCAATAGCCTCGCCAATTGGCTTCATCTCGCGTTCAAGCACACGGGCGCTGCCGGTGCGTGGTGCGCGCAAGACATCTTCAAGAAATGGAACGGCGCGCTCGGGCTGCCGCACAAGCGGCGCATTCCAGTTCACTAATTCTTCTGGCGTTGTACGAAGGCGAACTTCATACATACTAGGAGTCGGATTGGATTGCGAAAACCGATCTTGGTTTTTCGCCCACCACTCAGACGCACGGCGGAATTGAGGATCACTTGCCCCCAATTCCCCTAATTTTTTCGTCGTTCCAAATATGGTCCCGTTTCGATACGCGACTTCAAGTGCTAAAGCTTCATCTGGATCACGCGCGCGGTTGAGTGCGCCAAGAATGCTGCGCCCATTCAGTTGCACCGAAGTTCCAGCCGCTAATGCGTCCCGGTAAGTTCGCGCAACATTCTCATTTTCAGCAAAATACAACCCATGCCCGTAAGCTTGAGAGCCCTCACCCGTGCCAATCTTGCTGATATCAAACCGTTCAAAACGATGCGGGCTGCCATGATAGGCACGAATGGACGCAGGCCCTTCAGTAAACCCGCGCACAATATTCAAGCCCATTTGCTCTCCAGGCGTAGGCTCAACCTCACCACGCAGCATCGCGCTCATGCGCTGGAACCCTTCGCCCTGAAATGGCGTTGGCGCAAACCCGCGCCCCTCAGCAGAACGCAACTCAGCAACAGGCTCACCAGAACCGATCGCGCGGGCAGCAAGGCGCTCAATGAAATCGGGATCATAAGGCGTGCCCACCGGCGCCGCGGCAGGCCGGCGTACAGAACCGCCATCAGCAAACTTCTTGGGCTTGCCGCGATACTTGCGAGCCAGGGCGAAAAGAGACTTGCCTTTATTCATTGACTGAACCCTCAATGCCGGCCCCCGCCAAGGCTCCCGCGCCAAGGCTCAACAGCGGCTTCTCGCCACGAATGAACATCCGCAATGTGTCTGCCGGATCCTCGCCACGCATGCGGGCCGTATACTCAACACGCTCATTGAAGAGTTGCGGGAAAGTGCGCGTTGCCGGCGAACCCAAACCAGTCAGCTCGCCAGCACCAGACCACGCAGCAGACTGCGTATCAGCCGGCCGCAAATCAAACTCTCGGCCAATGCGAGCATACAACTGCTCTGCTGCAGCATATTCGTTCTCACGCGGCTTTGACGCCCAGAATGACGGAATTTGCAGGGCATCTTCCATCGTGAGGCGCCCCTCTTGGTAAAGCTTCTGCGGGCGGAAGATGATTGACTTGCCGTCTTCAGAAACTTCGCCGTAACGCTGGGCCATGTTGAGGAGGGCCAAATCTTCTTCATCAAGATTGGTTGCCGCCTTGCCCGTCTTATTCGGAACCGAGATAGACGTCTCCAAAAATTCAGGGTCGCGCGTCCTCATGCCAATGTTGCGGAAGGCATGCGTGTCAACCGTCACCGGCACCAAATTGCCCTGCAAGTTTTCAGAGAACGAAGCCGGCTTTGGATTACGCAACACATTAAAGCCGCCAGACTGAATGGTGCCAACATTTTGCAAATGCAGGTTCTGCGCCATGTGGCCATACGGGTAACGCAAGTCTGCCTTTACCGTCGGCTCGTCGCCACGAGAATAGTAGTAACTGGCGTTCCTGATGTTCGTTGCGACGTCAGACCTTGGCGAAGTCGCGGCCACATAATCCATGTATCGGCGGAATTGTTCCGCACCACGCTCCGGTCCAAGCTCGGCAATAAACGCATCGCGAATGGGCTGCGTGTGATACCACTTGTCTGCGCCCATCTCAATGCCGCGCGCAATGCTCTCACGCAAGCCCGTCTCAACGTCAGGGTTTTCCAGCGCACGTTGCATGCGGGCCGAAATGCCACGGGCGGGCACAACACGCTGCAGCTCACTTTGCGGCGCAGAGTCAATGTTGACCGGCCGAGACAAGTCAACCGGGCCAACGCCTGGAGGTTCGTCTGCAATCGCGCGCAGGGTCGCCTGCTGGGCCTTAGCGTATTCGGGCCCCTTAATCGCAAAGCCCTCCGGCGTCACAATTGGGCGAGGCCGGGGCGGATTGTTGCCGCCCATCACGGCGCGGGGATTGGCCTCCACCTCAGTCGGCGGAAATTCTGGCCCACGCGGCGGCCGGCGACCACGGCCAGCCCCAAACGTGCCGGCAGGCCCGCCCTGCACGCCAGCCATAGGCAGCAGATCCAGCACCCCAGGCGCGGCTAGAGACATCTCGCCAGTGTCCACGTCCTGGCTCACAGGCAGCACCGCGGAGCGGCGCACAGTCGGCGCGAAGTCGCGCACGTCACGGCCGCCACGCCCCTCAGGATCAATCAGGCGGCCGTCTGCAGTCTCAATCGCATAGCCGCTGGGCGTCACGTCAGTCTGCACGATGCGGCCGCCCTCGGGGATCTCAATCCCGGCCATGGCGCTCATCATGCCGCGCTGCACATCCTCAGGGCGCGGGATCAGGCCAGCCGCGGCCTCAAATGGCGACACGGCATTGCCTGGGTACATCGCCCGGCCACCGCGCGGCACAGGAGCGCCAGCCACGCCCATGCGCGAGGCCGTCGTCATCAGCGGATCACGCTCGGCCAGACGCCGGTCATACTCGTCGTCGCTCAGGCCGGTGGCGGCATCCAAGATGCGCGCAACATCAGGGCCCGCACGCCGAGGGCGCGCTGCAGGGGCGTCGGCATAGCGGTCTTCCATGTCGTCTAGGCTCTCACGCACTGGGCCACCCTCGGCATAGCCCTCAACGCCAGCACGCCCCAAGACCTTCTTGACGTAATTCTGCGTCTCCAAGATCTGCGGGATCTGGTTGCCGGCACGAGCCACCCTGTTAGGGCCGGCATT